TTGGCGAGCGTCGAGAAGTTGAAGTCGATCCAGCCGCCGGACACCCCAGTGAGGACGAGCGCTGCCCCCGCCGGACCGGTGATCTTGGTCCCGGCCCCCATGGCGAGATCACCGGTCATGGTGTCACCAGACACGTTGACATAACGAGTGTCCGCCGCGGTCTGGGTGAGGATGCCACCACCGGTGAGGTAGTTCGTGAGTTCGCCCAGCGTGATCTTCTTGTTGGTGCCCGTCGCCGCCATGGTGGTGTCGGAGATGTCCACCACTTCCATCAGGTCACCAGAGGCGGCACCAGCACCCGTCAGCGCTGCAAGGTCGGTGAGTTTGCTACCGCCACCGCCTCCGCCAGCAGGAGCCGTCCAGGTCCCGTCGGCGCGCAGGTAGTTGGTGGTACCGCCACCGGAGGCCGGGACTACACCCGCTGCTCCAGAGGTGAAGACGCCGGTCCTGCCATCGACGTAGCCCTTGTTGGCAGCATCGGTCGATCCCGATGGCGTCGGGAGGCCCGTCACCGGTGAGTTGGAGAAGTCGATGTAGCCGGTGCCCGAACGGACGATGAGCAGGGCCGCGTCCAACTTCCCCACGAGGGACGAGCCGATGAAGTTGGTGCCGGTGAGATCACCGGTCAGCGTGTCGCCAGTGATGTTGACATAACGACCGTCAGCGGTGGCCTGGTCCATTCCGACCGGCGCCTGGTTCTTCCACTGGCCCGAGGCCGACTCGTAGGTCACCACCTGACCGTTGGCCGGTGTGGCGATCGTGACGTCACCGAGGTCGTTGAGATTGGTGATGGCACCGGTCGTAGCGCCCCGGAAGTAGGCCCTCACCGCACCGATGACCGGAGAAGCAGCACCGTCACCACCGGACTGCGTCACGACGATGTTGACGTTGTCCACCTTCATGCCCGCAGGCATGTTGATCCAGCCCGAGTCCAAGGTGGTGTTGGTGGCGCTCAGCGCCACCTGCGCGCCCGAGGTCGTCCACGCCGCGGCCGAGAACACGTTGGCCGGGTCGGTGGTCGAGTACTTCAAGACGAGGATGGCGCCCGCTGCGGAGGCTGTCGCCATGCGCCGGACCACCAGGCGGCACTGTGTGTACAACGTGAGGTCCACCTTGGTGGCGTGGCGCACCGAGGTCGCCAGGTAGTCCTCCGCTGCCGCCATCGTGGTCAGCGTGGTGTTGCCACCGCCGTCAGCCTGGAAGGTCACCTCGGTCGGTCCCACTGGGCCACCGGCTGGCCCGACGGTGGCTGCCTTCATGATCGTGAACGAGTACACGCCGAAGTTGGTGGCCGTCGTGCAGTTGGCGAAGGCGGCGATCTTCGTGCCCGCTGCGAAGTCCTGCCCTCCGGTGACCGGAGCGGCCACGACGCTCGACGTGGCCCGCACGTCCGTCTCCTCGCCCCGGATGTTCTGGTTGTAGGCCAACGAGCCCGAGGAATCGTTGACGATCTGCAAGTTGACAGTACCGGTGAGCGACACGCTGCTCTTGAACCAGACGGTGATGTAGTAGAAGCCCGCGGCGACCAGCGTGAGCGAGCCATCGGCGTTGCGTACGAAGTCGTTGTTGGTGCCGTCAGACTTCGATGATGCCCAGAAGCCAGCGCTGGGGAAGGGCAACTGGGTCGGCGTGTTGGCGGTCAGCGCCGTGTTCGACCCGGCCACGCCCCAGGCCCAGATGCCACCAGGGCCACCAGCAGAGCCGCCGCCGCCAGCATGGGCATCGACGTACTGCTTGGTCGCGGCCTCCAGCGGGTTGACCGGGTCAGCCGGGAGCGTGAAGGGAACGAGGGCCTGTCGGGCCATCAGCCAACGACCACGCAGGAGTACTCGTTGGCGGCTGGCGCCACGGCGAAGAGCAGCGTGATGGTGTTGACCGTCGTGCGCTGGATGTCGCACTCCACGGTGTCGAACGGCGAGGCGTTGCGGTAGACCTCCACCGTCACGTCCTTGGTGTTGAGGTTGTGCGTGATCACCTGCGACGTGGACCCACCGATGGTGGCGATCGAGTACTTGCGGGTGTAGACGGCGGTGGCACCGGTGTCGTGGTTGTGGTCAGAACGAGCCAGCGTGACCGCGGTGCCCGGACCGGCGTAGCCCGCCCGGATCGAGTCAGCCGCCACCACGATGGAGGCGTCGAGCGGGACCACGTCGAAGGTCGAAGCAGTGAGCGTGAGAGCGTTGCCCGCCTGGTAGGCCGTGCCCGCTCCGAACTGAGCCCACGCCGTGGACGTGACGCCGGGAGTGATGGCGCCGTTGGTGGTGCAGGTCCAGGCCGTGTCAGCGAGGGTGGTGCCCTCCTGGACGAAGACCGTCGCCTGCTCCAACTCGCCCACGGCGTCGGCGTCAGAGGCGCGCGTCGGGGTTCCCGACGCAGCGACGATGTAGATGCCGTTCTCAGCACCGGAGGACTGGCTCTTGACCAGGATGCGGTCGCCTGTTGCTAGAACAACACCGTCCACCGTCTGACCGTTGGCGAAGGCCGTGCTGATGACGCCGTTGGCGATCGAGGCGACCCGCACCGCGTCCTTCCACGACAGGCCAGCCGTGAGGTTGTCCACGTAGGTCTTGGTCGTGGCGTCGGTGCCGACGGTCGGCGGACCGAGGTTGGTGATCTTGAATCCGCCCCATGGCACGTCGGCGGTGGGAGCAGCAAGCGCGCTGTGAGGGATGGCCGAGTGGGCGGTGGCGTCATGGACTGGGGTGCCATGACCATGGTCAGAGCGAGCGACGGTGGTGCCGACACCGTCCGCCTTCGACAGGCCGAACGTCGTCGTGGCCGTGGCCGCACCGAAGCCGGGAGCGCCGTGCTTGTGGTCCTCTCGGGCGTACGTTGTAGCAACACCAACGACCGCAGAGTCACCGATGGCGAGGCTGGTGACCGTGGTGGCCGGGACCGCCCCTGCGCCACCTTGGGACTGCACCCAGCCCGAGCCGTTGTACCAGTAGAGGATGTTGTCAGTCGTGTTGAAGTACAACTGACCCTTGACCGGCGAGGAGGGAGCGCCCGACAGGTTCTCGATGACAGGGGTGATGAACTGGTTCTTCCCCATGTCCAGGGCGGTAAGGAACTTGCGGGCCATGCTGCGCTCCTAAGAGAGGTAGGCGGTGCCCGCGAAGGCAGCGCTGAACGTCACGGTGACGAGATCCGGGCTGTAGACCACGTCGCCTTCAACCTGCTCGCCTGATGTGTCAACAATGGTGACGTTGGGGCTGTAGCCGAGGGCGTGGGTGATGTGCCAGACAGCGAGAGGTACCTGCTGAACGAAGGTGACACCGCTGGCGGCGTCACCGGACGGACCCACCGGACCCCTCGGACCAGGAGGCCCCATCTCTCCAGGCGGACCTTGGACGGGGGAAACCTCGACCGGAACCCCCGGAGCGACAACGATCGAGACGTTCTGCTCTCCGATCGGTGTTACGACAACAGGGCCTCCGCCTCTCGGGTTGACGACGACCATCTCACGCCACCTTCACCGGAGCGATCGTGAAGTCCTCCAGCACCACGAAGTCACCCTGGAGCCACGTCCGCACACCGGCGTAGGTGTAGAGGCCCGTCTCGGTGTCGAGCGTGCGCGACGTGGACGACTGGAGGTCCCAGCGGTACGAGCCCGGCAGCACCGTCATCTCCAGGCTGGTGGCCTCCATCGTGACCGTGGTGCCGTAGACGCCGCTCTTGTCGTACCACACCGGCGTGCAGGTGAACTCCACGAGGAGGCTGGCCTTGAAGTAGTCGTCCCATGTTGGTAGAACACCGAAGGCCGGAATCCAGTTGTAGTAGTACCAGCAGGGAGAGGTGGGGATGATCCCGGTGTTGCGCACCTGGGCGTGCCAGTAGTGCTGCTCCCACGGCACCGGATCGGACGGAACCGGCTTCTCGACCAGGGTGGGCTCCGTGGAGGTCCAGCAGACCTGGTTGAAGAAGAGCGGCACCGACAGGAAGTCGGTGCGCACCGCCGTGATGTTGAGCGTGTCCGGCACCTGCTTGTACGAACTGTCAATGTCAGTGGCCGGAACGCCGGTTACGCCGTTGAGGCCCTTGAAGGCAGGGGAGACGAACTGAGGCATGAAGGGGATGACCTCCTGGCCCTCGGGCCACTGCTCGACCGCTTGACGGATGATGGAAGGCTCAGCGGGCCTCTGCTGTCCGACTCCCATGGCACCCCTCAGGTCTTGATGAACCAGTTGACACAACCGTAGAGAGGGTTGTTGTCGAAGGCCACACCGCCGCCGACTAGGTCCTCATGGATGTCGTGGACGTGGTCCGAGCCGGTGGGCGAGATGGTCAGGACGTGGTTGTGCCCGCCCTGCTGGTCGGTGACGTGGCTGTGCCCGCCACCAGACACCGAGATGCCGGTGAAGGCGGTGTTGACGCCAGGGATGGCCCCGACCGCGGTGGGGTGGCTGGCGTCGTTGAAGGGACCGTCGAGCCGCCACGGTCCGCCCCACACCTGAGCGATGATGTAGCCGCCGGGCCAGGCCCCGAAGTGCTGGTGGCCGGGATCGTTGATGGCGTGGGCGTGGTCACCACCGGCCTGGGTGGTGTGACCGTGAGGGCCAGCAGCCTGGATCGAGGCGCTGTGCGAGTGGCTGCCCGCGGGCTGCGTCGTCCCTGACGGGGTCCGGAGGTGCTTGTGGGGCGGGAGGTTCTCCTCCCGCAGGGTGATCGTCGGCGTGCCGCCCTTGTTGCCGATCGGCCCTTGGCGGAGGTAGCAGGCGGTGTAGTCAGGGAGTTGTAGCAACCCACCGGCGATCCACTCGGGATGGAGCGCCCACAGCCCACCAGCGCGCGACTCCTGCGTCTTCTGGCCGTTGAGTTTCAGCCAGCCCATCGGCTCGTCGTCGCGCATCATGGCCGACACCGTGCCGACCGGGATGGGCACGGTTGACAACTTCTGCCAGGTGCCGTCCTCCATCGTCCAGAGCCCGCCGTTGAGCGTGTCCTGGTACAGGTCGCCGTCGTTGGCGGTCCCCGACGGAGGCCCACTGCCTCGCTGGAGGTTGTCAGAAGTGATGTTGCCACCGACGGTGATGTCGTGCTGCACCAGGAGGTCGTTGGCCCCGATGACACCCTCGACGTTGAGGTCAGCATGGACCGACAGCGTGAGCGGGCTGCTCTCCCACAGCAGCGCGCCGCCACCCCAGCGGTGCTGCCCGGAGTAGTCGATCTCAAAGCGCGGCGTCAGGCTGGCTGTCTGGTAGGAGCCGAGCAGGGTGCCCGCATCGAGGGCGGTGCGGTAGCGCTCCGGGAGGAAGACCCGCTTGTCGGTGATATTCAACTGCGTCGGTGACGTGCCCGGTTGTACGAACACCGAAGCGAGGATGGTGACGTCGTCGGCGTACTCGGGGAACACCGGGTTGGGCGAGGCCGTACCCCGGATGAAGCCCACCGACCCGGCGTTGTTGACGTAGATCAGGTCGAAGCGCGCCGACTGGCCGGGATCGGCCAACGTGACCTGAGCCGCCGCCACCTTCAAGATGGCGCCGTTGACGATCACGATGCCGCTGCCGATGGCGACGTTCAGACCCGAGCCCATCTGCACGAGGCACCCGCTGAGCACGCCGTAGCGGTGGTTGCCCAGCAGGTTGAAGTCGAGGGCATCCGGCTCCGCTTCGTCAACAAGGCCGAAGACGTCGGGAGCGTTCTTGATGATGAACCCGGAACGGGGCGCCATGGGACTACCTCAGGTCGTTCAGTTGAGCCAACAGGGTGACCCGGCCCTTGCCCGCCTCCTCGGCCGCGATGAGGTTGTCCAACTCGTCGGGGTTGTCCTCGATCCAGGCCATCACCTCATCGATGGTGTAGTCGGCCGGGTCGAAGTAGTCCCCATTGCCGTTGCCATTGACAGGCGCTTGCTGTTGCTGAGGCGCGGCGACACCCTCATCTCGCATGGCCCGCGGAGCGAACCCGGCACCACCGGCGTAGGGCACCGTGATGGTGCGCTTGGCCTCGTTCTGGCCGGTGGACGTCTGGGTCACCACCTGGGTGTAGGTGCCGTTGGTCGCGTACGTGTGCGCGAGCGATCCCGCACCGTTGGCGTCCGAGGTGAAGGTTCCGTTGCCTGTGGCGTCACCCCAAGCGACCGTGTACCCGGTGTTCGGATCGAGGTTCTGGAACGAGAACGTCGCTGACACCGCTGCCGTGACCGTTGCGGGGTAACCCACCTGGCCGTTGTACCCGTAGGACGACGGGTGATGGATTGTTACCTGACTCACGCGCCCTCCTTGGGGCTAGGCCGGGTATGGCCGTTCTAACAAGTGGTCCCGCTCCAGCAGGATGGTCATGACGTCGGCGGGGACCTTGTAGCGGACGCCGGTCTTGAACGCGTACGAGTTGTCAACCGTGCCGACACTCATGTGCTCGACATCGACGTTGGGCCGGATGATCCACCACCCGCCCTCGGGATCGCCGGTCGCCATGGGCTGCTCGACCACCTCATCGACCACCACGGCGTCACCAGCGAAGAGGCCCTTCTCGCCTTCCAGCGTGGTGATCTCGCCTTCCGCCCGCGGCGTTGTCTGATCGACGTTGGGATCGACTTCTTCGACTACTCCGGGCGCTTGCCGTTGTGCCATCTCATGCTCCTTGGACTGGTTCTCTCGGAGCCAAGCATGGCACGCCGAAGGGGGCGCGATTGTGAAGTCGGACTGGCAGGAGTCGAACCTGCGCCCTTCGCCTCCCAAAGGCGACGCGCTTCCACTGCGCCACAGCCCGCCCCTGCTACGTTCTTACGGCCTGATGGTCCTCGGTCGCCTCAAACCCCCTGGGACGACCGAGGACCTCGGCTCTCAGTTGGTGACCATCCGGACCACGGACGAGTCCGTGATGGTCCCGAAGCCCCAGATGCCGTACCAGGCGAGAGCGTGCTCACGACCGAAGTCGAGCACGCCGCCGTCGCGGAGTTCGACGGGGAGGCTGATGGCGTGCCCGAAGGCGTTGTCGCCCAGCATGATCCCGTCGAAGACCTTGGGGTACGGGTTCGGCCAGGTCTGGCCCCAGCCCGGTGTCGCCACCACGCCTGGACCGCTGTCCTGGTACGAAGCCTCCTGCGGCTGATCGACCGCACCCGTCGCCACGTTGACTCGCCAGTAGGCCCCGGCGATCGACGGGTCATCGACGGTGACGGCTGGCGCCGACCCCATCGCGCCCGTCCCGGAGTAGCCGGTCGGCAGGCCGATCTGCGTCGTCTCGATGAAGACCACGTCGTTGAGACGGCCGATCTCGCCCAGCATGAAGTTGCCGGGGGCCGCGTACTTCGTGACCTCGATCCACTCCGGGGTGTCCCGGAGACGGCGCGACTGGTGCGGGTGGACGAAGGCGACGTACGTCTCCCCGAGCCGGGGGACGTTCTTCGACGCCAGCGCCTCGACCGCATCCTTGATGGTGTGCGGCGTCAGGTAGAAGGTCGTGACGTCGGTGATGCTCGTCCGGGCCGTGACCTTCGTGCCGGGGTTGTACACGCCGTAGCCCGTCGTGAGGTCGGTGGGCGGCGAGTAGCCGTACACCTCGCTCGTGGAGCGCTGGAGCGACGAGCGCGCCTGGGCGTCCAGGTACAGGGCCATGTTGCGCCCGAGGAGCCGCGAGGCCGAGGCCATCACGTCATCGAACGAGGCGTTGAGGAGCAGTTCCGAGACGGCGACGGCGAAGCCGTGCTCCGCCACCTTGATCTGGTACTGCTGGGCCGAGATGCCGTAGGTCCGCATGCGCACGCCGTCAACGAGCGGACCCGCAGGGATCGGCAAGTTGTTATAACGCATGAAGTTGACCTGGAGGCCGGGCATGACGCCCAACTCGGTCTTCTTGACCGCGAACTGCTCAAACCGCAGGACCGGCATCGCCTGGAACAGGATCTCCTTGCTCCAGATGATCTGGATGGCCGGGCCGAGCATCGTCGTCCCGGCCGTTACCCCCGCGGCGTAGCCGCCACCGGCAGGCTGGTTCAGGCCCAGGGCGGAGTCGTAGCCGACTGCCTGGGCGTAGGCGGACGCGTCGGCGCCACCGGCGATCTGCTGGGTGCCAGTGATGGCTGACCCAATCGGGAACGCGGGAATGGCGTTGACGTTGGTACGGGCTGCATTGTCTGCCACTGCTGTGGCTCCGTTCTGTTGTACCTACGAAGTACGACGCGCGGCGCGCGCCGCTTCCATCAGCCGGTCCCTGTTCTTCGCGTACGTCCCTTGGTCCATGTTGCGGAGGTCATCCACAGTCATCGTCTCTAGCGTCGTCTGTTGCTCCATCGGCCCTACGGGAGGCGCCGTGATCGATGCCCCTCGGATCTGCTGGCGCTGCTGAGTCACAGCACCCTGCACGTTGGCGACGATCGCCGCGGTGCGCTCGCGCATCGCCAGGATCGAGGCTTCCACCTCTTCCTCGGTGTTGCCGAAGATGAGGTCACGCAACTCGGGCATGATCGTGCCCGCTCCGACTTCCTGCTCCATGCGGTTGCGCTTGTACTCCAGCAACGCGCTGTAGCGCATCTCTTGCTCCCGGAGCACACGCTCGCGCTCCCGATCCTCTTCCAGCGTCCGGAAACGCTGCTCCCACTCCGTCTCCCGTTGTGTCAACAGGGTCCGGACATCCGTCTCGGCCTCCAGCCGGGCTCGCTCTGCGGCCTCAGCCGCCTCGGCTGCCGCCTGCTCTGCCGCCTCTCGCGCCGCCCGCTCCTCGGCCAAGGTCTGGAGTTGCTGCTCCATCTCGGACATGCGGCCGTACAACTTCTCCTTCTCCTCCGCCCGGATCTGCGCCACCTCTGCCTCGGTGAACACGCGGCCGTTGCCCGAAGGCTGCTGGTTGACGATGGTGATGGGCGGGCCGGTACCCCCCGCTTGCTGGGCGTTCGCTCGCTGCCACTCCTCGGCCGTCATCTGTTGCTGACGCGGGTCCACCCCCTGGATGAACCCACCTCCCGTCTCTGCCGTGCCCTGTTCAGCCATACTCCGTCACCTTCTCGATCCTGCATGTTCCCACAATGCTCCGGGTGTTGTCATCATGGCCCGGACTGGTTGTCATAGTCCATGGTCTGAGGAGGCTGCACCCCGAAGGCCCGGTTCATCAACTCCTGGGCCAGAGCAGGATCGACCGGCCCGGTCGAAGGGGAACCGTCGGCCATCATCAGCGGCGTCCCATCGGGCATGAGGCCCGTCATCGACATCTGGATCTGCTGCATCTGCATGCGCATGAGGTCGAGCGCACCCTGCTCCTTGGTGTCCTCCATCAGTTCCTCAAAGATCTCCTGCAACTTCTGATCCGGGAACTGCTCACCGAGGTCGCGCAGGGCGCCCTTCTTCGACTCCAGCCCGAGCGCCATCTTGGCCTGCACCTCGTTGATCTTGACCAGCAGGTCCATGGGCAGCGGGCTGGGCCAGCGCACCTCAGAGCGGTAGGTCAGTGGGTCGGCGGGATCGAGTTCTAGCAACTGGTCAGGCTTGGGGCTCACACCGGTCAGCAACGGATTGAACTTCAACGAGTCCGGCTCTTTGAGCACGATGTGGAGGATGACCAACTCGTTGACGCGCCGGAAGCCCTCGGCGTACTGGATCTGCTTCAAGTGGTACCGCTGCATCAGCGGCTGGAACTGTACTGACAACGCGGTGCCCGACGTGTTGGAGATAGGCTGCATCTGGCCGAGCGCCGCGACGGGCACGCCGGTCATCTCGTGCATGCCCTGCTTGATCATCTCCATGTAGCCCAAGATCCCGGCGAAGTTGGTGTCCATCGTCAGGTTCTCGATCTTGGCGTCCTTGGTGCCGATGGCCCAGACCTTCTTCGGCCCCTTCTCCAGGTTCGACGCCTTGGCCCCGATCAGCACGGTCACCGGAGCGCCGTGATAGTTGATGATGTCGCTGACCTCGGTGGCCTTCTCGTTGTACTCGCGGTTGAGGCCGATCACGTCCTGGATGTCCGACAGGCCCCACGGCGACGACGCGACGGGCACGTTGGGGATGTGGACTATCGGGATCTCCCCGATGGGGTTGGGGTCCGAACGGATCTGCTCGTCGTTGATGTACTCCTCGATGACCTGTTCTGTCAACAACTCGGTGTAGGTCATGATCTGGCGCGTGCCGTCCATGGCCGTGCCCCAGAACTTGTACTTCAACTTGAAGCGGATCAGCCGGGTGCGATCGTGGGGAGCGAACTCGGGGAAGCAGAACGCCGGGTTCAGGGGCAGGATGCGGACCCGACCGGAGTGGGTGCGCCCGGCCGGGTCCACGAACGGCTCCTCGTAGGCGACCTTGATGAAGACGTCGCCCGACACGCCTCCCAGTTGGCCGATCTCCCAGAAGAGCCGCTCGCGGATGTTATCGATCTCCCACACTCGTTTGAGCAGCGGCGGGATGATGGCCGAGGTCGCCTCGGGGGAGTAGAAGTCCACGCCCTTGCCGAAGGCGAACTGTGTTATGTAATCACTGAGCGCCCGCACGTAGTTGAAGGCCAACTGGGGCTCACCCAGTTCCCGCCGGTACGCCCAGTGGTGGCCCAGGTACCAGGCCCAGTTGGCGGCGTAGCGGTTCAGGCGCGGGCCATGGACCTCAAACTCCTCGTCGGCCAGTTCTACCAACCCGAGAGGGCTGACCGCGATGGTGAGGTCGGATGCGGACGCCCGGTACGACGAGGGGTAGAAGGAGACGCCCATTCAGGCGTCCCCGCTCAGTCGAAGTCGAGGTCGATCTTGATGATGCGCTCCGTCTCCATGGGCAGGTCCCCCTGGGGCTCCCCGAAGGCCACGATCTCGGCCGCAGCCAAGGTGAACTTCGTCAGCGCACGCAGCACGAGGTCGCCAGTCGCCACGGAGAGATCGACCGCCATCTGCTCCTCGGACTCCTCCGAAGCAAGGATCGCCGCGGCCCGGCCGGACATGAACGCCTTGATGTCGTGGTAGTAGCGCTTGCGCACCTCGGCCAGCGCCCGCAGGGCCGCGACCTGGTCGTTGTTCAGCGCATCCAGGAGGGCATCGACGCGAGCCTCCTCCTCGGGGCTGAGCATGGTGAATCCGAAGTCCGACATGCGAACATTCTACCGGATTCGGAACCTTGTCACAACTCATCGCCACACCTGCGGGAACTGCAAGGGGTTGAGGCTACGGGGGTCACCGGCGCTGTGAGGTACCAGGGTCTTCTCGCCCGACTTGATCTTGCCGGGGTACTCCTGGGCCTGGACGCCGTACCAGGAGAGCGACTGAGCGACATGCGCTGGAGCAGAGACACGACCGCCACCAGGAAGGCGGACGTGCATCCCCGCCCCAGCGCGACGGTGGGCTTCCTCGCCCCACAGGTAGCCGAGCGTGGGCGCCCCTGCGCCACCGACGGGCGAGCCACGCGGCTTCGACAGGCCCTTCAACCCGGCCATCCCCATGATGTTCTCGGGGTTGGTCGCCTCACCCAGGCCACGAGCGACGTGGTAGGGCAGACCCGCCGCGGCCCGGCCGGACCAGACGTCCACCGTCGTCGTGGGGTCGTTCCAGTGCGGGCTCGCCGCGGCCTTGCGGATCTTGCCCTCGGCCTGGGGGTGCTTGGCGAACCACTGGTCGCCGTGGGCCAGAGCGCCCAGGAAGTGGTGGGTGCCCTCGGCCAGTTCAGCGCCGTGGAGGATGTTCCAGGTGTACGAGGGGATCTTGTGGTACTCCTGGCCCCCGAAGGCGCCGGGGTCGGCATGGAACTGCGCCAGCGCTCGACCGCCCTTGGGGAAGCCGGTGATCCCGTAGCCGCTCACGAAGGCTTTCGCCGGTTCCTCCAGGTGCTCAGGGATGTTGACCTTGGCTCCCGACTCCAGCATCTCCCGGCGCGACCGCGCCGAGACTGACTCCTGCTGAGGACGGCCCTCCTCGCCCTTCCCGACGATGAGGCCCGACGAACGCACACCGTGTTGTAGCAACAGAGCCGCAGCCTGAGGATGAGTCGCCGCCAGCCGCCCGAAGTGCGTGCGCCCGGCCTCGATGCCGAGGGCGTTGGCGACGTGGGGCTCGACGTGGATGCCGATGTCCTTGCCCCGATGAAGGACCGTCGCCATCCCTGCCGCCGCCTCGACCTCCTTCTGGGGACCCATGCGGGCCGACAGCGCAGGCGAGGCCAGGGTGTGGCGCAGCGCCTCCTCGCTCCCGGCTCCGAAGGTGGCCTCCGCGATGCCCTTCCCGATCTTGGCGCGGGTCGGGTAGAACTCCCCGGCCATCGGGGCGACCATCTCGCCGGTCTTCTTGGCGTGCGCCCGCACGGCGCGCACCGGCGCCATGGCCGTCTCCTTGATCCGGCCCACCGACGCCGCCATCCCTGTCTCGGGGATCGAGGAGGACTCCTCGATGCCCTTGCGGAGGACGTCCATGCGCTTGTACTTCTTGGACGGCACCGACTGGCCCCGCCCCTTCAAGCCCTCCACCTCGGAGCGGTGCTGCTCCAACTCGGCGTGCATGCCCGCGGCGAACTCGGGCCCGCGCTGGCTCAACGAGGCCATGGCGCTCTCGGCCATCTCCTGGTGCTCCGCCGGGAGATGCTGGAACGTGTAGCCCTG